CATTCACGATAAGATTACTAAGCTTGAGAAAAAATTTAATTTACCTATCACTGAACTACCGACTAATATTTTCACATTGAATCAAGGAGATGTTGTCAATAGTAAATTAGGGGATGTTAAAGAGATGAAAGGTCGTATTAAATTAATTAACAACCAATCAAGTAGACTGACAGATAGGTATACGACATTAAGTGAATTTAACGACATTATATCGTTAGGTATGTTGAATATTTTGGACTACGACAACAAATTGTTATCATTAAAACATGATAAAAGATTTAAGGATGTTCCATATGGTCTTGATGATATTAACACTTATTATGAGAAAGTTAAATCATCATATGACCAATTCAATAATTGCGAGAAGACATTCGATAATCTGTCACAACTTAAATCGTTATTGAAGAGTTCCCATAACTCTGAGAACGAGTTTGAGAATTACGTTAATTCAGTTGATGATAAAAACCGTAACCACGCTAAGATTGTTGATAAAGTTAATAACTCATCAACCGAAATTAAAAATCAACATGAAAAACTTAAAGGTTATTTAAATAATTCTGATGTTAGTAGTTCAACTAAATCATTGATTAATTCTTTTATTGTCACGTTATTGGCCTATCAAGTCACATCTGATTTAATGGAATCATTTAACGGTTTAAATGGTTTGATTGATAAAACCAATGAGTTAATTAAAAAATCAAAGTCCGAAATTGAGAATGAGGAATCAATCCGAAGAAGACGGAGAGAGGAAGAGGAACGTAAACGTAGAGAGAAAAGACGTAAAGAAGAACAGGAGGAGGAAGATCGTAGACGGAGAGATAGTTACTATTCATCATCGTCTTGGAGTTCATCCAGTTCATCAAGTGATTCTTCTTGGGGTGGATTTGGTGGTGGAGACTCCGGCGGTGGAGGATCATCAGGAGATTGGTAGAAAACTAAAAAACCTCATCGTAACTGATGGGGTTTTTTCTTTTTACAAGCACGTACATGATATTCATATAAATAATCACCGAAGTTATCAACCAAATAAAAATATAATTGGTCCTTAGTGTTAGGATTAATTTCAATATCTAAAAAATCTAAAATTGAATCTTTTAACGTGTCGCAATATTCGGAAATGAATTCACCAACACTAGAAAATTCACAAGGTTCCGAATCATATAACAAATAATCTAATTCATCTTTTAAGACCTCAACTTTTAATCTCCTACGAAGTTGATTACGTGCTATTTCTTTACTATCCATAACAATAAATATACGTTATTGTTATAAAATGTATTTAGAAATCAATATCAGCATGTGAAGGTTCAGGATAAATATGCTCAGGTTCTTTTTTATGTAAAACCTGACCCCCACCTGATTTAACCAAATATTCTGAGTTATCAAAAATATAAACTTCGTTTGTTTTTGTATCGTAATATACTATTTTATTAACGAGTGGATATTTTGTGTAATCTCTCATTCCATAGGTTGATACATTATATCCTAAATTACCATCTTTATCTTTACCATAATAAATCGAATTAATTGGTTTTACTTGATAATTAACTCCATCAATGGTTATATCTACCCCTTCATTTCTATCCATTTTGGAACCACGAAAATAAGTTTTAATATCTTTTCCGTTAAGATACTTAATCAGATAATCTAACGCCCTTCTTTCCAATTCATCACCTCTTTTAATTGAATTCCATTGTTTGTTAACCATATTATCTAATTCTTTGGATTTTGAAGTTAGGAAATTAACCAACCAATCGAACGGCGTCTCACCTGAGTTTGTTTTAATGTATAATTTATTTAAATCATCGTGTCTTTCTCTTTTAGTGTCAAAATAATTTAAAATTGACCAATCTTCTGATTCGTAAGGAGTACCTTTTAACTTATCACCGATAGTGTATATACCACGTAATCCTGCCGTATATTCATCATCAGATCCTTTCCAATTATATGGAAATGCCTTTTTAATCGCCCTTCTAATTAACCCTGAATTGAATGGGTTTGAAATTTTCATATTTTTAATTGGATATACTAAAACCTCGTAGTCTTTATAATGACTTGGATAGGTTCTATCAATATCAACAATTTCTTCCTCACCATTTGGTCCGACTAATTTTATTTGTTCAGTGTAACTAGGAGGATCAAATTTTTCAAAACCTTTGTATGTGGTATATTTAGTAGTATCCTTTTTCTTGGCAACATCACGATACTTAAATTCGTAAGTTTTGTCAAATAGAGAAAACTGGTCCTCGGTAATTAGACCCATTAGTTTCTTTATTTTGGTAACTTCTTGAATGATATTTTTTGACATATCTTATAAATATGTAAAGTTAAACAATTTTTTTGGTTTACAAAAATATTATGAGTATATTTATCAAGTATGAAATTAGAATTCGCACTTAGATTAGAAAGACTCATTGAGAGGTTATTAACCAGTAAATTATCAGAACTTAACACACCTGAGAGTTTCGACAGTGTGAAAGTAAACATTTACCCGAGTGAATACGGTTTATATTGTCATATAACATATCTAATGAATAGACCTTTTTCGAGGGTGGAGTCTGATTTCTTTAACAATTTAGATTATAAACCATTTATTAGGCGTGTAATGGGTGACATCCTTAATGGAGGAATCAGTTCAAATCAATCTACAATAAAACACTATGAGACTGTAAAAGATTGGTACGAGAAACAGAAAGAAGAGTTTAAGTAGAATGTTCTTTTAAATAATTTTTCATATACTTACTAAAAAAACATTTTATGACAAATCAAGAAAAAGCAATTAAATACGGAGAGTTGTTGAACCTTCACACAAGAATACAAAATAAAGTTGCCGAAATTAAGGGTCAGGACATTGAGCTTAACCATCAACAACTTTCTGAAATCAGAAAATACGAAAATCAGTTAATTCAAATCACAAACGAGATAAAACAGATAATGATATGAGTTCAAATCGTAGTTTCAGAGTCGTTATTGACACTGAAATAAGTGATGGGAGAGCTAATATAAATATAAGTTTCCCGAAAAAACAAGAATTACTCTCGATTCAGGAGACTTCACACATTTTAGCAGGTGCCATATCTCTTTTAATTAAAAGTTCATCAAAGGGTGATAAAATTAAAGATTACGAATTAATAAAAGAAGTTATTAATCATCTTAACAGCGAATTCGTCAATATTGATTCGTTTTCCGACCTTTACGTTAATCCAAAAATGGTTTGATAATGTATTTATATATTGTATGGATTTAAATTTAATTTTATTTGAAAAATTATTACGTAAAATAGTTTTACCTCAATACCAACAAATTAAAGAAATAGAATCAATTGTTGACTTCAGTTGGATGGGTAAAAAACAATACGATGTTCATTTTTTATTAAAAGATAAGTTAGAATGTGAAGACCAAATGAGAGTGGATACACTTGTAAAAAATATTTTCGGACAAATGGCTTCAAATAAAAATGATAAAGTCAGGTCATTTTTTAAATATAGAAATGGTAAATATGAATTTACCTGTAAATATGGTTATATACACTGAAATGAAGATAGTAATTAACGAACAACAATCATCCAGAATGGTTGAAATAATTAGGAAAATCGTTTCATCAACAATAGACTTTGAAGGTGGTGTTAAAGATTTTGAGGTTATTATCCCCAATCCGAATTTTCCTTTCCCTATGTATGATGTAATTTTATATTTGGATGAAGACTGGATTAGAGAAAATGAATTTCACGTACAACAATATATCCGAAATGTAAGAGCCGGCGTAGGAGATAAAATTAAAAGTATGACTGGTTTGGATGTTTATGTGGGAACGAAAATGAAATAAAAAAAGAAGTGATTTTTATTATGAATAAAAAAATAGAATTAATTCATAGATTTTATGATGTTAGTTTTTCGGTAGACGAAAAAAAAAGTCTGATAAATAATAGAAAAAAAATTGTTTCCGTTGGTATAACTTTTACCCCTAAAAAATATTTTGAATTATCACCTGAAATCGCACACTCAAAAGCGATATACCATGTATTCCAATCTGGAAAAATTGAGTTATATGATATGATTTACATACGACCACATGAAATGCCATTACTGAGGGGATTTGGAACAAATTATGATCTTGACGAATATTTAGAGATAAAGTCATATGAATTAATGTATGAAAAAATAAGTCAATGAGAACGACCAACCTAACAGACAGTATGTATAAATTTCTATTAAGGTATTTAGATATTATCTTTACAAAAGAACAATTTAATAAAGAAGAGTTTAATGAAGATGATTTTTATGTAATCTACTCAAATGATTATACGATTACTATTACCAAATCAACCCAAAGAATAAGGGTAAGTTCTGAATTATTCACTAAAATTCATGATTTATTCGGTGTTGGTTGGGGTGATTTTGGGGACCTACTTAGAGATTATTTATCAGATAAGTTAGATTATGATTTTGATAAATATCCAACCATACCTTCATTATGAAAGTAATTATCACTGAAAATAAATTAGAAAGAATCTTAATAAGGTATCTCCAAGAGGTTGAAAAAATAGATTTTGAACCGACAAAAAACGGGAGATATCTCGAATATAGAGATTACAACGGTGATTTAGTTATGGAGATCGATACTTGGTTTCCAAATTCAACGGATTGTAAACTTAAATACGATCTTTACATCAAGATGTATCGATTTTTAAATCTTGAAGCAAGTCAATATCATGACCTATTAACCTCGGTTATTAATAAAATAACAGGACTAGACGTTGATAGAGTAATACCTTCAATAAGGTATACTAACTAAGTAATTTATGAAATTCTTTAAATTCCTTAATTCTATCTGCTAAACCAATAGTCCCACCATTAACTCGTTTAGTTACCGACGTAACAACATCATCTGTTGCTCCTCTATCACAAATTGACCAAAGGTTATTGTTATTGAAGAAAAATGCCGCAGATGCTAATGGATATTTAGTCGCTACCAAATCAGGATTAGCAACACAATCTTCACCTATAAATTTTGTAAAATTTCTATAATTTTCTTTCCCTGTCAATTGTATAAATCCGCGACCACGGAATTTAAAACCTTCTTTTGAGGCTTCATCACCATTACCCATTCTACCACCGTAAACTCTTGAAGCAATTTTTTCAGGTTGTCTTGCGTATGATTCCGCTAAATTACCTGGAAAATATTTACCAAATATCTTTTTAAGACCGTCAACAGAGTAATTTAAATTCTCACTTGTAAGTTTAAATCCCCCGCTCTCATGTGAACATTGTGCTAAAAAGTGTGCTAATCTTAGATTATTTGTTATATTAAATTTAGATGCGGTTTCTGGTATTTGAGACAACACCGAATCAGGAATATGTCCTTTTAACCTATTAATGTTTAAACCTGTTACGGGTTGTATAACTACGTCTTCTTTTAATAAGATACCAAGTTTAGATAATGTCGTTGCGCCGGCAATACCATCGGGAGTTATTCCGTTTTTTGATTGCCATTCTTTTAATGCCTTTTCAGTCTTAGGACCGAAATCACCATCCGCATTTAATCCCAATTTTTCTTGTAACAATTTAACTTCGTTACCTTTCATTCCAAGTTTTAACATATCTCAATTTTTACAATAAATATTTTGAGAATATGAATTTTTATAATATTTATGGAAAAATAATACATAATGACAAAGTTTCAAAGAAGAAGTATTTACTTATCTGCCTTTATTACCATATTATTCCTCCTTTACAAATATGTTCTAACCTCGGGTATAATTACACATAACACATATACTGATTTATTTGATGTCATTTATTTTATTTCCACGTCAATTATAACATTTAAATTGTTTCATGATTTAATCACAAGAAATAGAAAATATGAACAATACCAACTCAGTTCAAAGAAATTTAACGAGGTATTGTTAAATCAATCATATAATCCAGATTATTATAGTGGTGATATAAACCAAGCGGCAAAAACCATGACAAAAGAGGCTGTTGAGACGTTAGGTGTTGATAGGTGTTCAGTGTGGTTATATAACAAAAGTAGAACTTCAATTACCTGTGTTGAGTTATATGTAAAATCAGAATTGTTATGGTATCAAGATATTAAATTATATAAAAAAGATTATAAACCTTATTTTGATTATATTGAAGACAACCCAATAGTCATAGCTAGTGACGCTGAAACTCATCCGGCAACTAAATGTTTCACTGAAACTTACCTGAAACCTTTAAATATAAAATCCATGTTGGATGTTCCGGTGATATATAAAGGTGATGTTATCGGTGTGGTATGTATTGAGTCGTATAATAAACGTGAATGGACCACCGAGGAGCTTAATTTTTCACAAATGTTATCTTCATTATATAGTTTTACACACTCGGTAAATGAGTCAAATAAACTCTCTAATGTTGTTACATCAAAAGAAAATCAAATAATTAACAGGATGGACGCTATAAATCGTTCCAACGCCGTTATTGAGTTTGATTTGAACGGTAATATACAATTTGCGAATGATTTGTTTTTAGATTTGATGGGTTATAACTCCGAAGAAATTGTTGGTCAACACCACAGTATGTTTGTTAGAGATGAAGAAAAAAATTCTAAGGAATATTCTGACTTTTGGATTAAATTGAAAAGAGGTCAATTCTTTACCGGTAATGTTGTTAGAGTTAAAAAAGATGGTTCATCGTCATATTTAATCGCAACGTATAATCCCATATTAAATGATAATGGTAAAACTTATAGGATTCTAAAAATCGCTACTGATATCACGCCAAGCGTTTTACAACAAATTGAGATTGAAAAGAAAAATACTTACTTAGAGCACGCCGCTAAAATAATTAGACATGATATGCACTCCGGTATTAATACCTATATCCCAAGGGGAGTTAGTTCATTGGAGAGGAGATTAACGCCTGAGGATATTGAAAAACTAAAAATATCCGTACCATTAAAAATGATTAAAGAAGGACTTAGTCATACGCAAAAAGTATATAAAGGGGTGTATGAATTTACAAACTTGGTTAAAAAAGATGCCATATTTCATACATCACTATGTGACCTGAAAGAAATATTGAATAGTTATTTAACTTCAACATCATATAAAAGTCAAGTATTAATTTCGGATTTACCAACAATAAGTGTAAACGAATCGTTATTTTGTACTGCGGTAGATAATTTAATACGTAACGGTTTAAAATATAACGATTCTGACACTAAAATAATAAAAATATATATGGAATCTGACAACCTACTTATCGTTCAAGATAACGGAAGAGGGATGTCTCAACAAGATTTTGAATATTTATCTAAACCATATGTTAGAAACATGAGTCAAAAAGAATCTGGTTCAGGATTAGGGTTAAACATTTGTTTAGCCATAATGAAGGAACACGGTTTTGAACTTACCTGTGAGAAAAATGACATTGGTACTAAAATGAAAATAAAACTTAAATAACCTAACACAAAATGATAGAATCAATATTATTAGTCGACGATGAAAATCTTTTTCATTTAGTTTTTGAAGACGCCTGTTCTTTATTAGAGATAAGTTTATCGCTCCAAACTGTAAATAGTTCAGATGAGGCTGCAAGAATGTTTAAAAAATGGTATGAAACAAGTAGCAAAGATAAACCAGAATGTGTTTTTGTTGACTTAAACATCATTGGTTCTTCCTTTGATGGAATTGAGTTAATCAGAAAGATTAATTTTGAATACGGTAATCACGTTGTAATTGGGATTATCTCATCATCTAACGAACCCGAAGAACAGGCGAAGGCTATTCAGGCAGGTGCTCAATTTTGGATCATTAAATCGGATGAAATAGAACCTAGATTAGAAGAATTTAAGAAAGACTATGAAGGGTATAAAAACAGAACCGCAAAATTTAAAATTTACAAATGATATCATTTAATAAACAAACTAAACAACAGTTAATTACTCTTTGTAAATCAAGAAATATTTGTCTTGAAGGAAATATTATTAAGGTAATTGACTATTCAGGAGATACTGAATTTGAACAGTACATAAAAACTTGTTTGGAAAAAGATAAGGAGGTCAGAAAAAAGAGACTGGAAATCACTAAGCAAGTTCAGTCTAAAAATAGTGAATTAGTCAATTTAAATAACGAAAATGAACGGATAATGAAAGAACTAAGAGATAGTTTAAAATCCGTTGAGGAAACTAAAATTAAGTTTGAGGCTCAGAATATTGAATTGACCGCATGGAAAGAAGAGAGTGAAAAAATTAGTTTGGAATTACAACAAGAAATGTTAAAATCTGAACAGGCGAGAATTGAAGCAGAAAATGCCAAAAAAACCGCTGAAAATGATTTGGACGTGTTACAAAAAAGAACCCAAACTCAATTAATTGAGAGAATCGTAAAAGTGTCATTGGGCGTTATTATTACGGTGGGGGCAATTACCACTCTAATGTATATGATTGCGTTATTTAACGATAAAGACACTCAAATGATAGGATCTACATGGTCTAATATGTTGGGTATATTATTGACAAACGCATTTAGTATTATAGGTACAATAATGGGTGTTAAATACGCATCGAAAGAGACCGAATAATTTCATATGAAATCAGATAATCTATCTGAAAGTAATTCATTAAAATAACTTTTATCAACATCTGGATAAAACCTATCGTCAAAGTTCCATTTAGGTTTATCAAAATAACTATAATTAATTATCTCATCAAATACACAATATGAATTTGTTAATCCGCAATTATCAAAAATTTCATAAAGATATTCATCGTCACTCATATATTCATCTATTAAATTTTGTACGTTAACCTCGATTTCAGCACCTTCATCATTTAAGGACAAAACATTACCATACATTTCTAATAAATCCTTTAAATGATCTTGTAATGAGTTTACATAATCATCGGACTCCGCGTCGTTCTCAGCAGATAATAAAGCACCCACAACGTCGCCATCCTCATCTAATTCATCTATTAATGTTTCTGTTGATGAATCTTCATGTTCTGATGGATTTTCGGATAAACCTAACAAATAACTTCTAATTTTTTTCTCATTTTCATCATTAACGTAATAATTTAACGAGGTTTTCCAATCCCCATTACCATAATTATCCCAAAGGTCCCAAGGATCTGTAAGTAAAACCTCAAAAAAATAAACACGACGTTCTCTTTTAAATCCTTGATCGTCAATCCACCGTCTAGTCGAGAGTACCCAATCACCATCGACATAAGCAGAAATATCATCAGGATTTATTTTTAATTTGAAATTTTCCAATGGTTTAATCTCAATTAAACCCAACTCTTTAAGTTTTTTTCTCAATGAATAGGACTCAAAAAGTTCTGGTCTATTACTATAAAGTTTTTTTATTGTTTCATCAGGTAAATCTGTAATCTTAAAATCTAAATCAGATGCGTATTCTGAACCAAACCCTCTTATCAAATAATCATCCTCTTCACCATCTCCACCTAAAACAAAAAATAAAGGTAAGATATATGAATGGAATTCTTCTTTCGGTTTTGAGTTTTTAGGACCTTTTAATTGATATAAAGTACCATCGTTACCAATAGATGCGGTTAAATGACTTTTATTTAATTTAAATTTACCACCAGGTAGATCTATTACCTCTCGTAGAGAATATAAATTATTACCTCTGGCGGTTCTTCCACAATGACCCATTCTTTCACATTCCTCATCTGACTCATTTGTTTCCAAATCAGCCCAATAAAACCCTGTGCCATCCTCTTTTCTAAAATCTACAACAACTGGATTATTTTCAATGTAATTAATTTCACCTTGTCCTAAATTGAGTGAATCGTGCCATTCTTTGGATTTATTGTACAACTCCAAAAAACTTAAATCTTGATACTGATTTAATCTACCGTTAAGACCAACCCTAACCCAGTCCATAATTGATTGTATATATTCTCTATCATTTCTTGGTAATTTGGTTATCTTATTTAGTAAATCAATCGCGTCTTTTTCATTTTTTAAGTCAGCACCGGTCATTTTCATATACATATAAAAATATTGTAAATATTTTTTAAACATAATAACAGCTAAACCACCACAAGTTCTATCAAAAAAATCGGCCATCACATCATTTAGACCTATTTTGTTTTTTAAAACGTCTTTTTTTGACACTTCGGTAATCAAATTACGAATACCCATTATTTTTTGTATCTTAACTATTTTGGAATCTAATTTTTTCATAATTAACTTCTTAAAGGTATTTTTTTCGCTTCATTAAAATCAAAATCCCATTTTGATCCATATAACCTATGATTTATATTAAAATATGACTCGACTTTATCAATAACTTCTTTTCTTTTTTCCCACAAATAACCCCAACTGTGTTTTCCTTTTAAGTTATTAAAAGTTACGTTAATTTCTATTACAGTAATAGTTCTTTCTTTTTCTGGTAATTCCGGCGACGATCCTAAATAATTTTTTTTTTCTTTAAATTCCACTTCCATAACATCAGGAAATGACCTTAAAATAACTTGCTCAATTAATGGTAATATTTTATTCATAACTAATTGTATTAAAAACCAACACGTTTTTTCTTGGGTTTGTCTTTATCAGGTATTAATGCGTAAACCTTAGAGATTTTCTTCATCATTTCAGACGATACACGATTCATTTTTTTAATCTCATATTCAAAAAAACCAATTGGGTTATTGGAGTATTTTGACACCTCTTCAATAAAATTTTCATAATAGGTTTGTTTTTGACCTGAAAACCCAAAAAGAGATTCAAAAAAATCGCTTGTTAATAGTTCACCATATCCGCGTATTATTTGAGTGCTTAACGTAATGTATGTAACTTCTAATGTCCGCATTATCTTCTCTTCATCCGTCCGATGTATGTCATCTTCACCAATTTGTTTCATGATATCATTAATTCTTGACATGTGACCCCTCAACTCTGATATCATCCCTTCAAGAGAAAACTTACTTATGTCCTTATATTTTTGATATACTTTGTTACTTAATATAAAATTAACAAATTTATCCCTTTCAACACCAGCCTTTTTCATTACCGAATGAACCTCTGACGGCCTAACAACATTCTCAGTTGCCGTGGTGTAATATAAGTTATATATGAACTCATTTATAGGCGGTAAATTGAGATTAGTTTGAGTATATCCGATATATTTAGCTCTACTTTTGGAACTTTCAAATGGCACCTTTGAATTTTCGTAAGCGTGTGCTAATTCATGAGTAATTGACGACTGAAAATCAAATATATTATTAATAGTAACTCTTAATAATTCATTGAATCTAGTATTACTATTTTTAGGTAAAACGTATGTTATTTTAAGTTTTACAGTATTACTTTTGGTTGTATCAACATTTAATGTGCTTTGATTAACGCGTGCATTAACTAAATAACCCATAGATGCGAAAACAATATCTTTATGATTTTCACTTTCAAAAAACTCAATTTCGACATCTACGGATTTAATTTTATAATCCGAGATCGCCATAGGACCCTTCACCCCAAACCTGTAAGTATCATCAGAATTAATTAATTCATCACCCTTATCTTTAATTTGAGTTAGTAAGGATCTCGTTATTTTTTCAGATACTTTTTCAATATTATTAGGTACTCCTACCGCCTCAGTTAATTTATAATGTTTTGACAAAGTCATATTTATCTTTTAGAGATAAATATTATTACATTTCCTTTTGTTCTAAATAGGTATCATCTAAATTACCTATTTTCTTTAAATTCTCAATATCTTGTTCAGTTGCAATCGCAGTTTGACCGTCATCGGACATCACAAGATAAGTATTATCGTCTAATTTTTCTAATATTCTAACTTTCATAAAATTTGATATAAAAAAACCCCGAGGTTAGTCGGGGTTGTTATTACATTACTTCAACAACTTCTAAGTCAAAGAATAATTTTTTACCCGCCAAAGGGTGATTAGCGTCAAGTACCGCCGTGGTTTCTTTAATCTCCTTAACTACAACATTGAACACTCCCTGTGGTCCGCTTGCTTGTAACATCATACCTTCATGAATATCTTCGGGCAACATGGTTTTTTCAACTTCTTGACACATATCTTCATTAACATCCCCATAAGCGTCAGTAGGTTCAATTTCAATTGTTTTACTTTCACCAATCGACATATCGATTAACCCCCTTTCAAATCCTGGAATAAGTTGTCCTTGCCCCAATGTTACTGTAAGAGGTTGTCTACCCTCAACCATAGATGAGTCAAATACTGAACCATCCTCAAATTTCCCCGTGTAATTTACTTTTACGGTATCTCCGTTTTGAATTTTTTTCATAGTTTTAATTTTTTTAAGAATCATAAAGATAATAATTCTTTTAATCAACCCATATTAGGTTATATTTATTGTTATGGATATAATAATTAAAGAGAGTCAATTAAATAAATTGATTGAACAGGTTAAGGTTAATAAAGTTGAGACCGTAGCTGACGAAATTTGGAATTCCACGTCGGGAATCGGAACGGACGAAGAAAAAATGTATAACGCACTTAAACAAATTAAAAATATTCGTTCATTTGTTCAAGTGAATACCCAACTAATATCAAAATATAACGAAAGTTTTTATGAAATCGTTAATTCTGATATGGAGTTTACCGAATCTGAAAAAAATAAAATAGTGAATATTCTAAATCAAAATAGAATACCCCATATTATAAATCCTGATGGTGATATACAATATAATAAACCTAAAACAAATTTACTTGATCCTCAAAATTTGAAACCATCGAGTGAACTAATTTCATTTTTAAAATGTGAAGAAGGTAAAGTTGGTTCTAAGTGTGAACCAATGTTAAAATCTTATAAAGTACCTGGTGATGTTTGGACCATAGGTTGGGGACATACAGGTTCTTACGCCAAACCTAACAATAAAATAAATCCAAATACCGCAGAGAAAATATTAATTGATGATGCGGAACAAGCGTCTAATTGTGTTAAACGTATATTCAGTGATTGGAAAAATAAAAACATCAATAGAGGATTAACTCAAAGTATGTTTGACACTTTAACATCACTAGCGTTCAACGCAGGGTGTGGGTCCTTACGTGGCGGGTCATCAGAAAACGATCTTATTGACTTCGTGAAAAGAGGAGAATACGCCAATGCGGCAAACGCCATCCTAAACTTTAACGCAAATAAACCTGGTTTTTCAGGTTTGAAAAAACGAAGAACTAAGGAAAGAGAAATGTTCTGTAAAGAAGGTGGTTGTCAAAAATCATAACCACTCTGGTCTGTGACCATTCTTCCATACGAGAAGATCTTTCTTACCCTCTCTGTAATAATTTCTATAAGACTCGACCACATCATCCACCTTATATTCGTCAGGCATGGCTTTTGGATGTGGTGTTAATCCAACATCAGTGATGTTAGGTTTATTCGCGATACACCATTCTAAGACCGTTTTACTCTTATGGACTTTTTTGTAGCGAGTTTCATATTCATCACATAAAGCCATTGCCAAATCGGTTAACCATACGTAATTGGAATACGATTGTCGTGCCCAAATAGAACAGGGGTGGTTTTTGTGACTTAATTTATATGGGGCGTTACCACCTGTAACCCAATGAACACCACATAAAAGTTGGACACTTTCAAGGATCATTTTAACACAATGTTTGTCACAATGGTCCTTAGCACATTTGCTAATATCACTATCTAAAACAAAAATATTCATACCGCAAAGTTAAAGTTTTTTTGTGATTTTACAAATTTAATTGACTAATATTTGATATTTATAAGTATGAAACGCCTAATTCTAATACTACTACTATTTACTTTTTTGTCTCCTTTGTTAGCACAACAAGGTCAGATGGATAATATACAAATGTTATCTACCCAACCAACTACTTCAATGTGCGACTCATCAATTGGTCCTGTAAATCAGTCAGATAATCCATTACCTACATATGGATATTTGGAGAGTAATGGGTATTGTTACTTCCTACCCCAACCACAAGTGTCATTTACTTTGTGTTTTCATTTCATTGCGATGACCGAAGGTGTTTATTTAAACACGGGATTCACCGTATTAGGGTGTACAAACGTAGTTTTTAGTCAACTTACCTTATGTGATAAAACTGATGATTATATTGTCGGTCAAGGTCAATTTTTTGACAACCTAACCATAGGTAATGAATATGTGTGGTGTGTCACTGGGACCGCAACAGGTTTATTTTGTCAAGGTTTAAGTAGTATATGTCCATATTGGAATGAGTCATCGTTATTACCTGTCGAATTGACATTATTTACCGCAACTCCAACCAGCAACGGTATTCTTATTCGTTGGACAACAATGAGTGAATCAAATTCAGATTATTTTTCTTTGGAAAAGTCAAAAGATTTACTTAACTTTGTACAAGTCTCAAAAATAAAGTCCGCAGTTTACAGTAACACTAAAATTGATTATGAGTATTTAGATAGGACCCCCTATGACGGTATCTCATATTATAGATTGGTTCAAGTTGATCTAAATGGCGACAAACGTATATATGACCCGATTTATGCTAATATCACATTCAAAAAACCTGTTAAGATTTTTGATGTGTTAGGTAATTTGGTTGACATGGAATATAGAGGTTTGAAGATTTTAATATTTGATGACGGTTCAGTTGTAAAATATTATTGATTATATTTATAATCGTGAAACTAATTGTGGAAGATTCAGAAAAAAACGACATTTTATCAAAGTATTCAGAAAATACGTCAAATGAGTTATTAACTTATTTAAGACGAAATTTTCCTGTTACCACATACCCATTACCGAAATATCACCCTGAAACAGATTCGTATAGAGATATAATGATTCCGTTTATTGTAGTTGATGACAAATCTTACTATGTGGAATCAAACAAAAAAAATCTTGTAAATAAAATTTTTTACACAATAGAGGATCAATTCACCGATTTAAATACCGACATCAAAAGACGGACGATTAAGAAGTATTTAGATATGATCGGTTTAACAAATTTTAACAATGAACGAAATACCTAAAATTAAAAAAGTTATTGAGATTGTAGATAAAAAACATCTATCTAAGATGTTTGACGAATCCATCAAATTTGAAGTTGGTGAAATTAGGATTATAGGTGGTAAACATTACATCGTTGATATACTTATACCTACGTTCTATTTTAGAAATGAACCGTATGAAAGTAGAATACAACAGTGGTGGGATAAGTTAACGAAGGTTAAAGATGCTTTCCGAGACTTTAACAATATCGGTTCGTTGAATTTCCAACCGATCGAAAAAAAATAGTCTGTCAATCAATCACTTACGTTTTATCGTTTTTTTATCTTAAATAACTTCCATATCTTTGCGGAATGGGAAGAGTAAGAAACAAAAAAAAGATTGTCGAGTTAACCTATGATTGGTGCTGTAACAAATTTGGTAGTCCGTTAAAGACTAAACAATATCCTACTTTGGAAATTGTGTCTCGGAGAACATGTGAAGAACAGGGTGCATATGAACCTCGCCATATTGTAATCAATACTGCGAGGTGTAAATCTATTTCAGCGCTAATTAGAGTAGTTATTCACGAATATACACACTTCTTACAGTTACCAAAGGTTTATCACATGTCTAGGTATTATACGTTACTAAAATCACATGGATATAAAGACCATCCTATGGAAATTGAAGCTTCTCAGTCGGAACTTAAACATTTTCGTAACTGCTTCAGGTATTTAAAGAGAAGAAAAGTGTTTTGATATGGATGATATAATAACATATAAAAGTATTTTTGACCCAACCGTTAGAGTTATCGTTTTATTTAAGGATAATAAGATGTATGGTGAGGTCAAACCATTATTTGATACCTATGGTTATGGTTTTGTTTCACCATCGGATAATTTGGTGATTTTGGATGGTGAAATTTTTAGCTCAGAAGATGAAATCGATGAGGATATTTTAAGGTTTATTGAGGCTCACGAAATATCACATATATTATTAGGTCATACAACCGAAAGAAACGATAACGATGAAATGGATGCTGATTTAGGGGCCTACATCCTACTTAAAAAATTAAAATTTACAAATTCAATGGAGATCTTGGTTGATAATTTTGAAGAAAGACACAATACTGAATTCAAAAAAACACTTCTCAGTAGGGTGTCAGACAAAATTTTTTGAGGTTCTTGATATTTTTTTTAATTAATAATATATTTATCAATCTCCGACCTCCTCATAGGTTGTCAAAATATATATAAACCCAAGAATTTCGGTTCTTGGGTTTTTTTATTCAAATATTTTATATAATTTTGTAATATGGAAAAAGATATCAAAATATTAACCCTACCCGAGGATACAATTTGGGATAGAAAGACATATAATCCGTATGTTCTCCTTGATCGTTGGGTTTATAATAATTTTAGACATACATATATCGGAAATAAGTTATGTGGGATGTTTGATGGTATCAATGCGTTTGTTAGAGGGGTTAAAAATCTCATAAAATGGGGTCCGACAATCTATAACGACTATCATTGGGACTACCGTAGTATCTATGATGTTATGTTTAAGAAAATTGAACTCCTAAGAAAAAACATCGTTCAAAATAATCGTCATACCGATGTTAGTAGAGATAATTTTTGGATGACTTTATCCCTTAATTTAATCAACAAAGTAAGAGATGAGGAATATAATACCGAATATTTGGATTATATCGATAAAGATTTTTCTTTTAACAAGATCGATGAGTTGGACTCGGATGGAGGTAATCTTTATGAGATGAAAACAACTGTTATTAGTGATAACACGGAAGAATATGTTAAGAAACATCCCTCAAAAGTAAGAATCCTAACTAAGAAATATCCAAACTTTGCCGATGAGACGAACGAGGATAAATCAAGGTCGATATCAAGATACAAACACGAACAGGCAAAAAAACTTTTATTTAGAATCCTTGAAACCAAGATGGATTATTGGTGGGATTAAAAAAAATACTATCTTTGTAACATGAAAAAGACAATAACCTTCATCAGTGACACCCATACCAAACACAAATACGTAACTAGTGAGTTACCTGGTGGAGATATCCTTATCCATTGTGGTGATATCAGTAGTCGGGGATATATGACCGAGATCAAGAACTTCTTGGAATGGTTTGACGGTGTCAAAGGGTACGAACATAAGATTTTTATCGCAGGAAATCACGACTTCGGGTTCCAAGATAATCCAAAGGAGTGTGCTAAGTTATTACAGGATTATCCTACCATTACTTATTTGGAAGATACAAGTGTTATCATTGATGGGATTAAGATTTATGGTAGTCCTTGGCAACCACGGTTCTATGATTGGGCATTTAATGTCGATAGAGGAGAGGCAATTGCTAAAAAGTGGGAAAAAATACCACAAGACACTGATATTTTGATCACTCACGGACCGGTTTTTGGAATCTTAGACAAAACCTACACAGGTCAAGTAGTTGGTTGTGAGGAATTGTATAAAAAAGTGATGGAAGTAAAACCAAAGGTTCACGCATGTGGTCATATTCACTACGCTCGTCACATAAAGCAAGTTGAGGACATTGTCTTTGTAAACGCTTGTTGTTTGGGGGAAGATTATCTATATCAAAACGGTCCTATAACCGTCGAATACGATTTCGAAAATACTCAATGGGAATTGTTAGCACATTAATACAATGAAGGTAGTATTTTTAGATATTGACGGGGTTTTAAATTGTCAGGATTGGTATATTGAAAGACAATCAAATCCAATGTTCAACCCAAAAAATATGAGTCGGGATGAGTATAAAAGGTGGGAGTTTTCTCCCACCCTTGTATCCAACCTTAATATCATTATAGAACAAACAGGTGCGGTTATTTGTGTGTCTTCAACATGGAGACGAGGGTATGATATTGAAGGTTTACAAAAATTATTTAAATCAGTAGGGATTGTTGGTGAAGTAGTTGGTATGACACCAAGTATGCATTCGCCTAAGGGGATTAAAGATGAATATACAATCCCAAGAGGTTGTGAGATTGATTATTGGTTGGGCACCCAAAAATTTAAAAGAATTAATTGGTCAAAAGAAAAACAGTTAGAGTACTTAGAAAAAAGTTATGTTAAAAATTATGTTATTATTGATGATGACAGTGATATGTTATTAAGTCAAAGAGAACATTTTATAAAAACAACAACTAAGAATGGTCTAACTGAAGAGTTGGTTAACAGATGTGTTGAAATTTTAAACAAATCAATTATTGACCTGTATTATGATGTTGATAATGATTTTTATGACGAAAATACCTATCGAGAAGATACTGAATAGTTAGTTAACAAACGTATGGGCGATAGAACCTGTAGGTGATATTAATGGGTTCCAATTTAGTGTTCTAAATAGTGAAACATTTGAGGACACATTATCTTGGTTAGAACCAAATGAAAATATAGTTTGTCCATCTGATGAATCAATATCCTGTGTTGTTACATATCCGACATTTTGGGTTGCGACACCATTATTTTCTAAAATAAATTTGGCCTTAAAACCTGCTCTCATTGATGTTGAACCTAAAGTTGCGGTTGCCGAAGGTGAAATTGTAAATGTTGGATTTGAACCACCTGTTATAACAGGTCTATTGGGTAATAAACCAATCAAACCATTAGGGGAAATTCCTGTTGCTTGAGAGATTGTCATACCTATAGAGGGAGCCGTACCACTTGCGATGTTTAATTGACCTACAGGATTTATCGTCCCTGTAAATGTTGCAAAACCGGCTGATTGTAATGTTATTCTTGAAGCTAAAGTTCCAATCAATGTTAGTAACCCTGTTATTCTGTATTCTGCTAAAGGATTTGCGTTTATATTTTGAAGTGTAATAATTGAAGCCGCTGCTGTACAAGTAAAAGTATTTGTAGTCCAACCTCTTGTTCCCTGGAAAGTAGTGTTACCACCACATACTAATGTATTTTGGATAGTATTTGGAGCGTTTTGAATCATAGTCACATTTGCAGTAAGAGATAAAATCCAAAAGGTCATGCCATTTACCGTCACTACGATACCACCTGGAATAGTCACCGTGAAGTTTTGTGGTACAAAAGTTCCAGTTGTTAATGTTAATTGATTATTATTTCCACCCCAAGTTAAGTTACCATTTAGTGTTACGGTTGTTCCTGATGTGGCTTTATTTATAATAAGAGAATTAACTAAAGTACCTGTTCCTAAAAGAGCGTTAGTAGAACCATACATCTCAATAACAGCAGTTCCTCCTATTTGAGCCGTAGGTGCTATATTTCCACCAATATAAAGACGACCTGGTCCATTAATAGTTGAGTTTGTAACAGTGTTGCTAAGACCACTAGTTACATACATATCTGAATTTAAAGCCACACTCTGACCGGCAGCGGCTAAGAAAGACATTGATCCAAAAGTTATAGTGGACACATTGTTCATAAAATTTCCAAAAGTGCCTCCAAATTGTATGGCAGCTGTTGAATTCCAAGTTCCTGCTGTATAAGTAAAAGCAATTCCAGCTAGTTGTATAGTTGCATTGTGATTGATAGTACCACCTGGTGTGTTAATAGTAATTCCTGGTATGCCTCCTGTTCTTGTGAATCCTCCTGATAAATTACCTGTACCTCCCATAATGAAAGAAACATTATTCAAGTTAACACCACCAGCCCAAGTTAAATTAGTTCTGACGGTTATTGTTCTTGCTGATGTGGCTGTTAGATTAGAGTTAATTCCACCGGCGATTGATCCATCAAAAACTAAATTATCTCCAATAGTGGTTGAAAATCCATTACCTGTCGGATATGACCATCCACCTGTATATGTCTTACCATTAAATGTCCAAGTTCCACCACTACCTGTTTTAATGATCGTACCTGTACCTGTAATAGTCATACCAGCACCAAATGTTAAATCAAAACTAATCGTCCAGTTTGTAGCCGCGTTAAAAGTCCCAGTGAATCCATTGAAGTTAGCTCTACTACATATTGCGTTTGCGGCTGTCGTCACGGTTCCACTACCAGAGTTCGCATCAAAAAATACATCATCTGCTGAGGTTGGTGCTGACGCTCCACCAGCTCCACCAGATGTTGCTGACCATTTTGTTCCTGCTACGTTATTCCAAGTGTCTGTACCACCTACCCAGTATCTATCAGGCATTGTTTTCTAAATGATTTTTTATTGCATTTATCAAGTCTTCAAAACTGACTATCTCATCAGTAACTTCAAACTCAATAGGTTCATCAAAAACATCACTACCGGCTTGTTTTGTAACAATCCTGATAGCATTTCCAAAATTAACGATTTCACAAAATTGTATCATGATTTATTAGTTCTTAATGTTAATGTGGTTCTCCTAATAGTTGATGCTGATTCTACATAGAACGCAAAAACATCACCAGAGGTAAATGACGTGTCCCAATTTGTCATAGTTGTTGATGTGACAAAATCCTGTGAGGATAACATTGGTTTATTACCCCCAACTCCGATTATCGTATTAACGTTGGTCGGGAGATTTCCTGATAATTTCCAAACATCAAAAACAACACTTCCTGAAATATTAGCGGAAATACTCCAACCAGTAATATTACCCGAATATGTCATTTCAACATATCCTACCTGTCCTACTTGTATTACACCCGTAACACCATCTACCGTTACACCAAAAGAACCTGTTCTTAAATTATTTTTTAAAACCGAGTTAACCAATTCACTTGATGTTGTGGCGGCGCTTGTAACCACATCACCCGTTAACTGACCGATAGAGTTTCCTCCACCTCCACCCGATGTAAACCCTGTAATTACGATAGTACCACCTGTATTGTTGTATAATTCTAATGTTGTCGTTCCTGAATTATACGTACCTCCTGTGATAGATTGTAATATCAAAGGATTTGTTGTTGCAGTATAAGTACTAAAAATAGTAGTATCCAACTTACCACTTAATACAGTTTGAGTATTTGCGGTATATGAACTAAATACAGATGTGTCTAATTTACTATTTAAAACAGTTTGAGTTGCTCCGGTGTAGGAGTTAAAAACTGAAATTTCTAGTTTATTGTTTAAAGAAATATTAGTATCCTCGGCAAATTGATTAAACGTCGTTGTATCAACTTTTGATGAAATTAACGTTTCGGTATTAGAACTGTAAGTTTCAAAGTTAGTGGTTGTAGTAAAACCTGTTATTGGAACAGTAAAACCTGAATATTGATCTACTCTATTTTGAGTTAGAATTAGATTGAAATTACTATATGTTAAACCTGTTACAAACGTATCACCAGTTCCACCTTGTGAAACAGATAAACCAACTTGTTTCGCAACAATAATTACTGACGGTGAATCAGGTCTTGTTGGAGTTGTCAATCCTGACAACGTGGTTAATTGGATATATTGTGATGGAGATGAAAAATAGAATTCTACGTAATCACCCGCATTTAATTCAAAAATATAAGAAACAAAAGGAAGTTGATACGAACTATTTGAGACTAAACCAAGGGTTGATGAACTCCTATCTACGTCGTTACCATTAATTTTTGCCCAAATTGTAACATTAGCCTCAGTACCTTGCGTTTTTTCTATCTGAGCCGAATATCCTATTTCGTAAACACCAGTATTTTGAACTGTTATTTTTGTCCCGTCAACAACACTAATACCATTTGAAATTTCTGTGGTATTATATCTCCAAACTGTGGCGATATTTGAACCTGAAACAGTTTGTGTTGTTG